TGGTAGCTATCCAGTTATCATGTAACCAAGACTCACCTAATTGATTGAAAGTTTTAGTTGCTATACCAAAGGAAGGTAAGACTTCAAACCACATCTTACCATCCTTCAGTTGATACTTAGCACCTATTTCAATTAGAGGGGTATTACGTAGTACATGGTAATAATCTAATTGCTTTAGGTCTTGGTTCATTAGCTAGGCTTTCTACCTTCATCTTTGAATAGAGCATACTGTTGCTCTGCCTCTTGTTCCTGAACCTTAATAACACCATGATGAATAAGATTCTTTACTGCATGATCCATTAAGAAAGCTGCTTCTTCAATGTCTACATGAAACTCAAAGTCTAAAGAACCATCTTCATTCCGTACACAGTTTTGTATAATCACGTAACCAATCCTTTCTAAAGTCTAACCATTCAAATCCATTATCATCAGCCCACATTGCATAGGTTGTTTTGCTCGTTTTACGAATCTTATTATCAGGATTCTGAAAGAGGATAATGACTCTAACATCTGGATTACAATCTCTAAACCACAACATCTTTTGTCTAGTTGCAAGATCCAACTTACCTTTAGCTTCGATATAAATATTCCCTATTTTAAAATCAGGAATATAATTTCTTTCTTTAGCAGGTTGTATGAAAGCAATCTTATCTGGTTCATACTTGACACTAGGATATGTAGTCTTTAATCTAGCCCAGACTTTTTCTTCTAACTTACTCTTGAATACTGGCATCGTTTGTTTTGTCTAACTCCTTGTATCTATTAAGGAAAGAGTCATCAGTATCTCGTAAGATCCATAAGCATTGTGCGTTCATTTTAAATTCGTCATCATTGCTGTATGCTTGTCTTACAATATCAAACATCTCTTGTTCAGAAATACAATGTGCTAATAACTTACGAGCTTTAACTTCACCAAGACCAGCAATACCTTTTACGTTATCTGCTTTGTCTCCTTTTAAGCACTGCTCGTAGAACAATCGTAACCCATCTAGATCTGTTTGAGTAATAAACTTCTCATCCTTTTGCCACTTAGAAGTACCAAATGCCCATTGATAATGAAGGCCAGGTACTTGTAACATATCTTTATCAAGAGAACAGATAGTTGTTTGACCATCAATCTTATCTTGAAAGATACCCATTGCATCATCTGCCTCCAATGTAGGAGGAGCCAGTTCTGCACTGAGTTCTTTTAAAGAGTATTCTCTTAAAGCTTCTAAGTGTTTAGGTTTCTCAGCAGTTCTGTTAGCTTTATACTCTGGATAGATCTTCTTACGGAAGTTATCTCCGCCTGATAAGAATGCTCTATATGAAGTAGCTTGAGTCTTTTCTAATAAAGTATCTAGAAGTTCATTGACCCTATAGATTGCTATACCTAAGTCATCGTTCTCAGCTGACGCTGCACAACGATACACTACTAAATCCATGTCAATTAATGCTTGCATCTAGATACCTTAATAAAAAGAAACACATAACAAAACCTATTAATATCCCTTGACAAACGGAGGGCCCGTAGCATAGAATGTAATCAATCACCAGTGTCTCCATACGTTAGCTATTATGTGGAAGCAGGTGATTATTTCTAACCACCTGATTAAAGATAACTTATAGAGGAATGTCATCTTCAAAGTCAGCAGGATTACTTGGATCATATGATACTGTTGCTTTAGCATCTTTACCAAATACCCAATCACTAAGTTCAGTAGCTAGTGATAATACTTCTGCTTTGCTTACTGTCTTAGCACCTACTGTTAAGATAGAGATAGCATTAGACAAAGAAGATTGACGAACAATTAATTCTTGTCGAGCTGCACGTTCTTCTTTAGTTTCATAGTTACTACCTGTTACTCGTGCTCCACTTGTACTTGATGCTGGTGCTGGTGCCACTGGTGCTCCTCCTTCTGTACCAATTCCTGTCCATTGCCAGTAACCTTGATCATCTTTCTGTGATACTACTTCTACTACATCACCTTTATTCCAGCTACCAGCTGCTTTAAACACAGAAGGATTACTGAATGACATTAACTTCTTGTTACCAACCTTACCATCTGCACCCTTGTAAGTTACTTCTAATGACTGGTAACTACGACCATTCTTAGCAGCGTGGGTGTTAGGTGTACCTACATCAATTACTGTGATTTGCATACGATCTTCTCCATATTGCCCCAGTCAGGTCCAACTTCACATTCGACCCTCATAGGTAAGTTAAAATCTTGTCCGAACATTTTCTTAAAGTTAGCTGGTACGTCGTTGAAACACTTATCAACTAAACTTACTATACTATTATTATCCCATATTTTAGGATCGAAGTCAAGTATTATTGAATCATGTACTGTATTAACAAGTAGTACTCCTTTCTTTTCTTTTAGCCTGTTACGCAACGACACTCTTGCGATCGACATGAGATCCGCCCCGAGCCCCTGGACTGGGTAATTAAGGATTCTAGTTCTAGGCCATACGGCTTTTCCATACTTGATCTCTGGTTCGTAGTTGTAGACTCTTCCTGTAGGCATAACGAGTTTCCTGTCTCGTTTAGCTTGATCAAGGATTTTTGTATGCCAGTCCCTGAGTCCCACATATTTTCCATAGAACTGATCGATAACTCCTTGCCAGAAATCTTCTCCACCAATGTCTTTAAAGTTAGGATCGTTTGCGTAACTATATGCCGATCCGCCATATATGAGTCGGAAGACGAATGTTTTAGCGATAAGTCTACTTGGCAATCCGAATCGTTGTTGGTTATCTGCATGTTGATCAACTTCATTCCATATCTCCTTTAGTGCGACTGGATCTTGGCTAAGATAGGTAGCACCAACCCACTCTAATTGTTTAGCATCAGCTTGTAATAACATTATAATCCCTATCTATTCTTTCGTATACGTCAAGCAAATCTTGTATAGAATAACTGTTTGATTTCTCCATCAAAGTTTTGCAGGTTTGGTCTACTACTTGAGAGTCGTCCTGTTCTTGCAACACATTGGTTAAGTTGTCCATGAATCTTTCCTTCCTTCCACTTAGATTCCTCTCGTAACTTAATGAGTCCTCTGTAGTATGTAGACACACGCTTCTCTAGTTCAGCTCGCTTGAGTAACAACTCAATGACTTCAAGGGCTTTCTTAGATCCACGTAGTGATCGTAACGTTGATTCATCTGTAGAATACAAACCTTCCTTAGCTAACTCAGAACCTTTTAAAGGTTTAATTAGCCTAGGAAATTCTACTTCGTAGTCTTCCCACTTTTCTTTTGGTTCACCAGCTCTAGCACCAGTTTTAAAGAACCCGCAAGGAACTCTACGACGGAGCCTAATGCTACCACCGTATAGGAAAGCGCTAAGATGATCGACGCTATTAAGGTTAAGACTATCACAAGAATGCTCGTTGTAAAGTAACCTGTCAAGTCTTTCAATGTCTTCGTCAAGTTGTTTAGCAAGCTCATTACTTTTCTCCTCATCATATAACAATCCATTAAATTCCATTTCTTGTAGTACAAGTAAGTCCTGATTGTGAAGACTAACTAACCTACGTAGTAATGGTTTGTCTTTAAGTTCTTCTAATTGTTTTAAGTACACTTGTCTAGTTAAGTCTAGATCTTTTAGTAAGTACTCTTCAAGAAGATCTCTTGGAATATCTGGTGTATCAATACCATTCTTCCAGTACTGCTCTGATACTACATCTAACTTTGATTCTAATCCATAGTATTCACATACTCCATTAAGACTAGGGTAAGTATCTTTCTGCCCTGTTAAAATAAAGTGTACTACTTGACAATCCCAAATACGTTTGTCTGAGAATGTAATACCATATCGTGCTAACCAATGTAAGTCAAACTTAATGTTAAATCCTATGAGCACTTCTGCACTATCAATGGTAGATTGTATAGTACGTAAGTGATGGACGTAAGGACTGCTATCATACTCAATTGAAAAGCAAGATCTATCCAAGCCGACATAACAGAGTTTATTTGTTTCATCAAATGGGTTTCCTTTATTTGAAATAGTTGTTTCTACATCTAAGACTAACTCATTAGCCACAGCAATCTCCGTTAGGTTCTTCAAACTCTGTACGTTTTTGATTAATATAATCATTGATACTTGCAATTACATAATCAGTTTGTAATCCTTCAAGACTATTAGCTAACTTTTGAATCTCATCTAAAATTTCTAGTGCATCATCCATCTTACAACTCCTCGTATCGTGCTATCTCTGGTTTAATTAATACTTGTACTGAACCATGACGTAAGTCAGGTAGAGTATCAGTATCTCCTAATAACTTGTTCTTACAAATGTTAAAGTATCTAGATCTGCTGGTGTTGTCTTGTTCTTTCCCAATACCCATGATCCAATCAGCCTCACCTTGCTTGGCTGTCTTACTACCATCAACCATATCCATTGTTAACCATAGCTTACCTTCTGCTTCACCACTTGCTTGTGATACAGCAATGACAGGTGCATATGTCTTAGCAATCTCACGAGCCCATTGATAAATCTGTTTAAGTTCAAGGTCATTACGATCACCTTTGAATCCTTTGATCTTATCAATCTGATCGAAGATAATTAACGACGGATTAGACTGTTTAAGGATCGCATCAATTCTAGATCGAGAGCTTGAGTCTTCAAAGTCAAGGATCTTAATACGATTCCCTGTAACACTTTCGTACTGCCTCTGGCGTCTCTCTCTATCAGAAAACAGATGGTCTGTAGGGACACCAAGAGCTGCTTGATAACATCTAATTGCAACTTTGTTCCCTTGTTCCTCGTTATTAAACCATAAGACTTCACCATCTGTTTGAGTAACCATGTGCGTAATCTCAGATGCGAGGAAGGTAGTCTTCCCTGTCTCAGGTCTAGCAAAGATAAAGCCAAAGTCTCCTTTGCGTAGCGAGCCAAGACTTTTGTTAAGCCAGTTGGTCCTCCAACGGAGACCTGGCGATGCGACTTGCGACTCATATAAATCCTCCAAATTCATGACAACAGGTTTAGCTTCATCAACTGTAATCTCTTGATGCTCAAACTTTGAGAACAGTTCTAGTAAATCTTTTACAGGAGCTTTGCCATCTTCTACATCTAGTGCTAACTTAGCTACGTCTCCTGATAGAGAACGTCGTCGATGCTCTTCAAGTAATTCAATGACGACATCCCTATTAACTTCTAAAGAAAGAATCTCTGATACAAGATTATTAAAGTCAGTTCTTTCAGAATCTTTTAATAAATAATTACTATTATAAACTACTTCTAAATCATTACTATTAATATTATTACTATTACTATACGTAGTATAGTAGTTATTAATAGTTATAAATAATTTATATATATTATTATAATTAATCTTAATATAATTAATGTTAACATATCTATAGTACTTTGTAAAGAGTTCTTTATCTTCACAGAACAATTTAATTATTTGCTTTTCAACCATTCACTTAATTCTCCTTTACTATATTCTTTAGGATCTAAAGGACTGATCACTACTGAGGAATTAAATCCCCTCTGTTTCAAATTTCTTGCTATCTTAATCGCTTCATTAGCCTTGTCCCTATCTAACCATATCACTACAGATTTAAAGTGTCCTGATAAGCGTTGTATAACTTCTTCCGACATACTACTACCAAGCAAAGGTAAGGCACAGAATTCTGGAGATAACCTAGAGATCTTAATTGCAGAAAGAATATCTTCTACACATACTATCTTATCAGCATATCCATAAAATGTCAATGGCTTGATTCCGTTTGACATGTACTTAACTTTGTGATTACCAAAAGTTCTAGCTTGCCAGTAGTCAGGGGTCTTGACAAGCACAAGTAATTGTGCATCATCATTCCATCCTATACCGAAGTCATTGATTTCATTAGGAGTTATTCCGTATGACAGCAACCACTGCATTGCTGGCTTAGGAATATCTTGACTAACTTCTAGCTCTATTGAAGAACGTACCCGCATAATGTGGTCTTGCTCTGCAATTCTATTACGAATACTTCCAATGTCATTCTTTAGTTTATGATACTTACAACCAAAGCACCAGAAGTGGTCATCATATTCTGCCAAGTTATCCTTACTACCACAGCGAGGACAATTGATATGTCTTAAAAATTTGCTCATGTTTTAATGATTATCCGTATTTACAAAGCATTGATTTTATGGTATAATAATTACATATACTAATAAAAGTATATACAACTAGGAGAATACCATGTGGACAAAACCATCAGCAACTGAAATGCGTTTCGGCTTTGAAGTAACAATGTACGTTTGCAATAAGTAGTTAATCCTCGCTCCACTCACTATAGTCAGAGATGATTTCTGTTTGTACCAATAGGTCTTCTCTATCTGTACTTAAGATATCATCTTTGATTGTAGCGTAACAATGATTACACATGTCAATGTAATCTCCATGTAAGTCTTTACGAGTTGCCTCATAGTCATTAAGTTCTGCATTACAAGCTAAACAT